GTGGGGCGACTGCAATTACAATTACTTCATCTGTTTACACTGCGTCAACAGGAAACCAAGCATTTGATTGTGGAGACGCGTCATTCTCAAGTGAACCGACAGATACTACGAATCCTTATTACAGATTATTCGCAAGAAAGTTCACATTGTTAGTACAAGCTGGATTTGACGGATGGGATATCTATGAAGAAAGACGTACAAATGGTGACACATATGCATTAGGACAATCAGGATTTAGAGCTGGTTTCTGTGCAGGAGTTGACCCATATCCAACATCAACAGGTCAAGGTAACTTTAAGAAAATTGCAGTTGAGGATGGAAGTATTGAATTCGGTAACTCTGACTATTACGCATACTTAATGGGTATCAGAACATTTGCAAACCCTGAGGTTACAAACATTAACGTTTTTGTAACACCTGGTATTGATTATGTTAATAATAGTGGATTGGTTGAGGAAAGTATCAATATGATTGAGACTGAAAGAGCTGACTCAATTTATATTGTAACCTCACCTGACTTTAATTTGTTACAGTCATCAACATCAATGGATAACTTAGTATATCCACAAGAAGCGGTAGATGCTTTAGAAGAGACAGGAATTGACTCTAACTACACCGCAACTTACTACCCTTGGGTATTGACTCGTGATACTGTTAACAACACTCAAATTTACTTACCGGCAACTGCTGAAGTTACAAGAAACTTGGCGTTAACTGATAACATTGCTTTCCCATGGTTTGCAACTGCTGGTTACACAAGAGGTTTAGTAAATGCTATCAGAGCTCGTAAGAGATTAACTCAAGAAGATAGAGATACTCTTTACAAAGGTAGAATTAACCCAATTGCAACTTTCAACGACGTTGGTACAGTTATTTGGGGTAACAAAACTTTACAGATTAGAGAATCTGCACTTGACAGAATCAATGTTAGAAGATTGTTATTACAAGCTCGTAAATTGATTTCAGCAGTGGCAATTAGATTATTGTTTGAACAAAACGATAACTTAGTTAGACAACAATTCTTGAGTCAAGTTAATCCTATCTTAGATGCTATCCGTAGAGATAGAGGTTTATACGACTTCCGTGTAACAGTTTCTAATAGTCCTGAGGATTTAGATGCTAACCAATTAGTAGGTAAGATTTATATCAAACCAACAAAGGCGTTAGAATTCATTGACATTGAGTTCTTAATTACTCCAACAGGAGCTTCGTTTGAAGACATTTAATTAAAAATTATAATCTTAAAAACCCTCACAAACGTGGGGGTTTTTTATTTAAATGATATTTATAACATATGAAAGTTTATCTTGTAGAAAATTTTGAAGAAGAAGTTACACCTGAGTTAAAATATTATGCATTTGATTGGGATGATAATATTCTGATGATGCCGACTAAAATAGTTTTAAAAGACGAAAATGGTAAAGAAGTTGGAATGTCAACTGAAGATTTTGCGGAATATAGAATAATGATTGGTCAAGAACCTTTTGATTATGAAGGACATAAAATTGTTGGATTTGCGGAAGACCCTTTTAGATACTTTTCAACAAAAGGTGATAAAAGATTTATTGTTGACGCAATGTTGGCTGAAACAGGTCCGGCTTGGGAAGACTTTGTAGAGGCGATTAATGGGGGTTCAATATTCTCTATAGTAACTGCGAGAGGACATTCACCACTAATTATTAGAAGAGCGATTGAAAATATGATTAACACAAACTTCAAAGGAATCTCCAAAAAAGAATTGGTTAAAAATCTTAGAAAGTTTAGAGACATTGCGGGTGAAGAAGATATGTCGGACAATGAATTGATTGAGACATACATGGATATGAATAAGTACTATCCTGTAACATTCGGAGCCGGTTCTGCACAAAGTCCTGAAAAAGGAAAAGTTGAAGCTTTAAGAGAATTTCAAAATTATATAAAATATTTGGCAAAACAATTACAAAAACCTGGAATGTTTAAAAATGACATTTCTAACCGATTTATACCACAAATAGGATTTTCAGATGACGATTTAAGAAATTTGGAAAAAGTTAAAACAGAATTAGGAAAAGACCCAGAAAATATTATTAAAACAATTTCAACTCATGGAGGAGTTAAGAAAGATTATTAATTAATAACTGGTCTTATTGCAAATTTGACGTAAAAAAATCCAAAGTAAATAGAAAAATTTTATTTTGGTACTATTTATAATAAACTAAAAGAAATTAAAAAGAAAAAAATATGGCTGATTTATTAATGAAAATGCCGATACCTTATGAACCCAAAAGAAAAAACAGGTTCATTTTAAGATTCCCTTCAGAATTAGGTATCAACGAATGGTTTGTTGAATCAACAAGTAGACCAAAAATTACAATCGGTTCAACTCCAATACCATTCTTAAATACTGAAAAGTACGTTGCGGGTAAATATACATGGGGAACTATTAACGTAACATTCCGTGACCCAATTGGACCTTCAGCCGCTCAAGCTTTAATGGAGTGGGTTCGTTTACACGCGGAGTCTGTAACAGGACGTATGGGATATGCTGCGGGTTATAAAAAGACTATTGAGTTAGACATGCTAGACCCAACAGGTGTTGTTATTGAAAAATGGCAATTGGTTGACACTTTCTTAACTGATGTTGATTTTGGTTCTTTAGGATATGGTGAAGATGGGTTGGCTAACATTACAGTCACACTTCGTCCTGATTATTGCGTATTGTTATACTAATTTTTTACATATTATTTTTTTCAAAACCCACTTTATGTGGGTTTTTTTATTTACAAGAAAAATTTTATAACTATTGTTTTTAACAAAAACTAATTTAATTATGGACGAAAGAATTGCCGGACAAGAAAATTTTAATTTACCTCACGATGTGGTTCAGTTACCAAGTCAAGGTATTTTTTATAAAAACAAAAAAAAATCAGTCAAAGTTGGTTATTTAACCGCTGCAGATGAAAACCTATTGGCAAATGTAAGTAATGTCGGAGCTAATAATTTAATTTACAATTTGATTAGAAGTAAATTATATGAACCTGACGTTAAGATTGAGGAATTACTTGATGGTGACATTGAAGCAATTTTAATCTTTTTAAGAAACACATCATTTGGTAGTTCATATGAGTTTAATATTATTGACCCTGAAACAAATAAGGAATTCACTAAATCAATTAATTTAGATGAGTTAAATTTTAACAAACCTAAATCATCTCCAAATAGTGAAGGATATTTTGAAACCACTTTACCTAAGTCAAATCAAAATATTAAATTAAAACCTTTAACTTATGGTGAATCTAGAGAGATAAATAAAATGGAGGAGGATTATCCTAAAGGGATGATTGCACCTGTTATCACTTGGAGATTAATGAGACAAATAGTTGAATTAAATGGTACAACTTCTAAAGAAGAAATCTCAAAATTTATTAATCAAATGCCGATAATGGACTCCAAATATATTAAAAATTTTATATTTGAAAATGAACCTAGGTTAGAACTAAATCAAGAAATTATCGCCCCGTCAGGTAAAAAGGTCCTTGTTAGAATTGCCTTTGGGGTGGAGTTTTTTCGGCCTTTCTTCTGATTACATGACCACTTTGATGGATGAGTATTACTTAATGGCTCACTATCTCCGTACTTCATATTCTGATTTTTTAATCATACCAACCTTCCAAAGAAAGTATTTGTTAAACAAAATAGTTGAAACAAATACTCCAAAAACATAATTGTGATTATTTATTAGTATGATAGATGGTAAAGAGGCCGCTAAAGCTGCAATGGGCGTTGTGTCTAAAGGATTATCTGGTGACTTAGCTGATGTTGTTAAAGAAGAAGACAAAATTTTTAATGCTGCGTTTAAATTAGGTGGGTTTGCTAGTACGTTAAAAGGTAGTTTTTCTGAAATTGATGATGTAATTGTCTCTTTAGATAAAAAATTTGCATCGGTAATACAAACTATGGGTGTCGGTCGCACCTATTCTGGATTAATTAAGGAAAATTTTGCAAAAGCTGCCCCTGAGGTATTCAAAATGGGGTTAGGTATGGACGATATTGAGAAAACTCAACAAGCCATACTTACGAATACAAACAAAAATATTGTATTAAATGAAGAATCTTTAAAAAATATATTAGCA